GAACATGACCATTATTCCAAGGGCTTTCCATAATCGGACCATAGCAACTAGCTAGTTTTACGCCATTAATTGATTTAGCTTGAATTTCACATGGAAAACTCCACATATTGCTCATGCCTGTTGTAGGTGTTTGTCCTATTGTAAAAGTTCTAACAGTTGCGGTAACAGTAGTCCAGCTTGGACCTTGTGGATAACTTGTTTGTGGAGGAATTCCAAACAAAGACCAAACTTTATTAGGGGCATGATCGCAAGATCCGTTCATAAGATCTAAATTGGCAATAGAATCCCCAGTCAAAATCGGGCAAACTGCCACGCCTTCTCGAAAAGTTTTTCCTTGAACTGTTATGGTTTTTCCAGTAGGAATTGCAGCAGAAGCAGCACATAAAGCATATTCTTGATTTTTACAAATTCCAATGTTTGCTGAATGAGCGTTTAAAGAAATAAAAAATAAAACAAAAAGTATTTTTTTCATTTTGCTACCTTTTCTAAAAAGTCGTATTGGTTGTAACTGGTATTTCATTTTAATGTTGCTGCTTGTTCTCTAACCCACTTCTGCAAATCTTCAAGCTGCAAAGTCGTTGCAGCACACTGACCCGCCAGAATGTCGTAGTCTGCTATTTTGGGATCGTTAGCAAGAAATGCGTGGCTGGTTGGGTCATTAAAGCTGATGGTGGTGTTGGGAATGGCGGGCAATCTTTGGGCAATGGTGGCGTCGCGCAACCGCTTAGTGTAATACTGATTAAGGCTAGTAATGCCAGCTTGGTAAGCATCATTTATCTCCTGAGTTTGTTTAGTGCTTTCAGCTTCAACTTTTTTAGTACGCGCTTCTTGAGCTTGCGTTTGAATTTTAATTACGGCTTCAAATGCGTGTAACCGCGCGTCCCCTATTTTAAAACCTATGAAAGCTCCAAATAAGAAAATAATACCCGCCGTTACAATTAGTATAATCTGGCTAGGGGTTAGCATTTGTTGTCCTTATAGTATCAAAGCCCATGCAAGTGTTGTATTCCCTATCCCTGCGCTTGGCAAGTGCAGCATTGTACTTTCCGTGAAATTGTGTCCAAAGCTTCAATTCATTACAAGCCCCGGCATAATTCTGGGTATTAAGCCGGATTACCAAGGTGGATTTGCAGAAGGCTGAAGTGCCCACATTGTAGGCAAAATCCATATAGGCGTCTAATTCATATTGATAGAGCGGCACATGGACACACTTTGCTATAGCTGCTTTGCGGCCTTCCAGATCATTTTCAAGGGTAATTAAAGAGCGTACAGGGGTGGTTACGCTATTCTTAGTGACACCAGCAGTGTTACCAAAGCCGATGGTCAACTTATCCCCCGGCAAGGGCTGCACGGCGCGGCTGGTGTATCCTTCGTTGATGGCTGTACCCACCAACAGACTTGCCGAAATGACCAATGCTCCGAGGGATCGGCGTTTGTTTATTGGGCTATCTATCATTTGTCTGAAATAGAATCGTCAGTATCAAATCTTAGGATGATGATAAATAACCCGGCTGTGAGATAGAACAAGGCTTGATATAGCGGCCTCACAGGAATGTCTTGAGCAAACATTTGAGCCCCGCCTAACGCCATTATTACGATACCATACCAAACTGTCCGCGATTTTAACGCTTTCAGCAGAGTATTCATTTTGATGGTTTCTTGGGGGGCTTTGCAGTGGGCTTTGCAGTGGGCTTTGCAGTGGGCTTTGCAGTGGGCTTTGCAGTGGGCTTTGCAGTGGGCTTGATAGTCTTGGCGGCTTTGGCGGGCGCAGCGCGCTTTGTGGGGGCTTTTTTATTCTTGGTAGGCCGGGTATTGATTGTAACGATCAGATTTTCTTCAACAGCAGGAGAAATACCCGCAGGGGTATTCTTATCCATCCCAAAAAACCATCCCCACCACGGAAAATACCCTCTCATTATTTGTCCGCCTTACCGTCTAGTTTGGTGAAAATCTTATCCAGCGCTTTGTCTATCTTATCAAATCTGGATTCGAAATCCACTCGCCTTACATAATTCGTTGGGAGGCTTACTTCGATTTTAGTTAAATCATCTTTTAAGGTGGCTATCATCTCCCATATTTGGCGGGCGAACCACCCTAAAGAAGCTAAAATGGCTGACAATACTATATCCAGTATGACTTGCCAATCGGGGCTCAACTTAATTCACCGAGGCGCTATCGGGCGTGGCGCTATCCGTTGGAGCCGCAGGCTCAACAGGAGTAGCTGCTGCGCTGTTAGCCGCATCTTGGATAGCTTGGAATTGTGGGCTGCAAGCCTGACCTAAAAGTGTCAATAACTGGAATACTTCTTTGGCGGGCCTATTTTCAAGATACTGAAAAATAGATAGCATTAATTCGGAATTAATAGTGATGGTATTTTGAGCCATTTTCAGCCTCTTTATTTAGGGATTACTATTTTGATGCAATATAGCACAACAAAAAAAACAAGAATAGCCCAGATTTCAGCCACAGGCTAATTTTTCCAGCACTATCGTCGGAAATACAAAGGTTTCAGCGTCGTGGGGTACAAATTCCCACCATAAAAACTGGTTTTTTGCTAAGTTATTTCTACTTTTCAAAAGGTTAATATTCTCAGGGTGCCCAAAAATAAGCGGGTCTGATACCGACCATAGAACTATACCCGGTTTTCCCTCACTCCATGCAAGATGCTGGAAAAAGCTATCGCAGCTTACCCAAGTGCGGCATTCCTTGAGCAAAAGTATAAGTTCGGCAAGAGGTAAATTTTTGCGAAAATCAGGCACTAGCTGTTCTTCGCCTTCAATTCCTATCTGTATGATGGGCTCGTCAATTAAGGCAATCAATTCCCGCCAGAACGGGTAATTTTTGGGGTTCTGCTTGCCGCTAATCAGTTTTTTGGTGTAGGGGGAAATAATTATCATAGATATAATTTCCGGTAAGCATTTTCCAAACTATCCTTCCACTTCCACAAGTCCATCTTTTTATATACATTCCACTGGTCAATATCCCCAAACAGATGTTGCGCTTCCGCTATTGATTTACCCGGCACTACTTCAGGATAACAGGTAAAAAGTTCTGGGTTCTTGATTTCAGGGAGGATTTTGCTAAAGACGATGTGATCGCCTAACCCACCATTCAGAACTACCACTGTTTTGTCTTTGAACTTGAGCACATTCCTGAAAATCTGCTCATCGTGATGGTACAATTCTTCCTTGGTTTCGCTGCGAATGCCGCCTTCATGGTTCCTGAAGTGCCAAGTATTTGCGTTTGGAACTACCAATAGCTTGTAGCCTTTTCTGAAAAGGCCATAAGTGAACAATGTTTCTTCCCGATGGGCCACACGAGATAGCCCCAAGTTGTAGTCATGCACTCCGGCGCGATACAGGAATGAACAATGTAAATGCTCCACTTCCTTCTGGGCTCTTATTTCACCCCATTGGATATTATTTTCTATATCAATATCTGTTATTCGCCCGGTTGAAGCGGAAATTCGCGGGATTGGCGGCGTCAGAATGCTGCCACCTATAGCCCCTATGTTCAAAGCGGTATAACTGAACAGACGCTCTAATACACTAGGCTCAGGTATTGCATCGTCGTCAACGCGCCATACCCATTCAAACCCCATGCTATTCGCGCGTTGATGAATATGATGCTGGCCTTTTTTATCTGCGAACAACCATTCCCATTGAATACCCTTAATATCCAGTATTTGAAAAAAATAGGTATATAGCATTTCCTTACGCATATCCTGCGGATCATCATTATCATCAAAGATGATTAACTTATCAGGTAGGCGCGTCTGATTGATAATGGCGTTCAGCACCAAGGGCAGCGTAGTGAAATACCTGCCTCGCGTAGCCACTGAACATAGAATTTTAGCCATTAGTCCACCGGCATATCATCAGATTAAGACGATTCTTGTCATCAATGGGCATAGCTTTATCCGATATTTCACCGGCTTCATTGATGTAGTTAAATTCAAATCCGGGGAAGTGTGATTCATTAAGACCATGCAGCTTGTGATGCGGCCCCCAGAAACCCACAGGTTCATTCATGGGCACTGTAATTAACAGACGCTTGCAATGGTTCTGCAATTTTCTGACTATTTTCAGTCCGGTATCAAGGTGCTCAATGACTTCAAAAGCAACTATGGTATCGTATTGTCCAAGCGGGAAATCATTTATGTCCGCGCTGATAAATTCAGCGTTATAGCTCCACTCCTGTTCTTTGGCTACTTCTATAATGATAGGGTCATAGTCCACTCCGGTGTACTCAATATCTTTTGGGAAGAATTGAATACCATAGCCATCAGTGCAGCCAATCTCTAAAATTTTATTGCCAATGCGATTCTTATTGGCCCATTCATAGCGCGTGACTTCTCTTGGAAACACCGGATCGCCTTTAAGAAATACAGCTCGCTCCCAATAATTTGAAAGCCGCCATCTGTACCAATCACGATTGTATTTCTTAGCCAGACGAAGGGAATTGAGCAGGAATATATTGCTCCAATCTTTGACTAACTCAGTATCGTGCATTGTTCCCTCACCCGCATGATAGATAGGAAAGACACCTGTATAGGTATTATCAGCCCATTTTTTTTCAAACACTTCACAGACTTCAAATCCGGCTTTTTCAGATTCAATGCAGAACTCTGTATCTTCTCCGCCACCAACACCATATTCTTCATTGAGAAGCCCTATGGCATCAAACACCTTGCGATGCACCATAACGCAAAAGAATACCGCAAAATCGCGCCCTGCTGGTTCGGAATGCCCCTTGATGATGCAGGAAATGCCGCACTTATCATTGTCGCTAAAGGGTTTATCCAGCATTTCCAGCCATTGATTCTTGGGCTGTTCAAGCAAAACTGTGTCATTATTGAGCAGCACAATCTTATCTGAATTGCAGACTTTTATGCCTTTATTAGTAGCTTTAGCATAACCCAAAGGGGCGCTATCCCATACTATTTCCAAATTAGGAATGGCAGTTTCAAGATAGTCCAGATAAGCCCTTGTATTATCAGTGCATCCATTAGCAGAAACGACCAACTCGATGTCGGTCATTTCGGTGTATTTAACAATTGAATCAATACAGGGTTTTAAGTATTTATCGCAATTGTTATAGGTTGGTATTACGATGCTATATTTCATAAGCCTTATATTACGCTGTGCCTTCGTTAAATCCACCTGCTTGGTCTGTATTTACATTTAGTACACCGGCAGCGGCAGAAGCATCATCCAAGAACCTGAAAGCAATGGCAAAGCGTCCGTTCAGCTTCCAACCAAACTGAAATTGAAAGTAGGACGGTGACTGGGTAGCACTCCATCGCAGCATGAAATTCACATAGAACGGGAACATCAGCCGTATCTCAAAGATGCCATTCCAGAACATCGTACCTTGTCCAGGTACTCCCGGACCGCGCCCGATCTTGCCGAGTACCCAAGCTCCTGCACGTTTGAAGCCAAGCACAACGCAGACGAGAGGGATAATCACTTCTGTCGGCAACAAGAACGGGGGCAGGTTAAGTACCGTGTTTAGCCAGTTCGGTAAACGTGGATCAGTTTCTTTGCGCCAAGTGAAAGCCATGTGTGCTCCTATGTCCCCACTGGGAACGGTGCTGTTGGTAAAGTTGTTGGTATCGTTGCAGGCTGTGCCTCCGATAATATTACTCGTAAGGCTTTCCGCATATTAATGTAAGCAACAACATCTGCATTTGTTAGAGCACAAGTCCCTAGGGCTACGCCTTCAATTACTCGTTGCATGGTGGAATCTGATTCGCTTAGGGCTTGGCTGGCTTGGGATTGGTAGGCTTGCCATTGGTAGACTATCTGCTGATTCGTGTACTTCGTTACAGCGGCTTGATCCACAACTGTCCATGTCCCGTTTGCGTAGGAATAGGCGTTGTCAATGTAGTTCGCTGGTAGAGCCGTGCAGGAATCTTGTGTCACTAACCCCGCTACCGTTGGATTGAACCAATCTCTGCCACGCAGTCCTGTTGCGTCTAATACCGCTGCCTGATCCGTACAAATTACTATGTTGTTGGAAATGAACTTAAATATTTGCATTAGAAAATCTCCAATTGGGCAGCAGCGGTTGAGCCATTCGCCACCGTAACAAATACACCGTTGCCGTAGGTGACGGAGTACCAGCTGGCTGATGATGGAAGTGTTCTGGCAGTCCAGGTAATACCA